CGAGCGAAAAGAGCGCGGCCTTGCTCGAGCAAAACCGCCCGCTCCGGTGAAACCGGAACCCGTCGCGGACGCCCCCGCGCCCCCCGCGCGCGAAACCGTGACCGCTCACATCCGCGGGATTCTGGACGGCTCGGTCCCCTCGAACCGCTGGATTCGGCTCGCGGCGGAGCGGTGGGTCCGCGACCTCGACCGCGCCGACTTGGAGATGGACTGGGCGGAGGTCGACCGCGCGATCCGATGGATCGAGGGGCTACGGCTCGTCGGCTCGCACGCGGGAGAGGCTTGGGCGCTCCTCCCTTGGCAGCAATGGCTAGTCGCGGGGTGCCTCGGGTGGCGGATGAACGGCCTCCCGCGGACGCGGCTATGCCTTACCCAAGTCGCCCGGAAGAATGGGAAGTCGACACTCGCCGCGGGGATGTGCCTTTGGGAACTCGTCGGGCGCGGCAAACCGGGCCGCTCGGTCCATGTGATCGCGAACAAGCGGGAGCAAGCGGCGATCGTTCTCGACACCGCGCGGGAGATGGCTACGCCGATCGAGGGCGTCGATGTCCTCTGGCGAAGCATCCGCTCTCCGCACGGCACGATGGACGCCCAGACCGCGGCGGAGCGATCGCTCGACGGACTGAACCCCTCGCTTTGGATCGGCGACGAGGTGAGCGAGTGGCGCGGGCGGTTCGTCACCAAGTTGACGACCTCGACGGTGGCTCGCGAAGACGCCCTGGCTCTCTTGATATCAACCCCGGGTAACTGCCCCGACCTCGTGTACCCCGAGATGGTCGCGAAGGCGGAGAAGATCCTCCTCGGCGAGATCGAACTCGACTCGTGGTTCCCGCTCCTCTACGGGATCGACGAAGGCGACGACATCGAGGACCGCGAGGTTTGGAGGAAGGCGAACCCGTCGCTTGGAGCCTCGCTCCGCCCCGAGGTCTTGGAGGCCCAGTGGCGCGACATGTCGCTAACCCCGATGGGCCGCGTCGAGTTCACGCGGTTCCACTGCGCCCGCCCGGTCGATGTCGTGGGGCGATGGCTCGATATGCGTCACTGGGACGAGGCTGGCGGGGAGCCAGTCGAGATCCCCGAGGGGGCGCGAGTGTGGCTCGGCGTCGACCTCTCGAAGTCGCAAGACCTCTCCGCGGTCGTGATCGTCCACCCGAGGCCCGACGGCCTCGTGGAACTCGCGGGGCGATTTTGGTATCCACACGAGCATGCAAGGGAGCGGGAGGTCGCGTACTCGGCACCGTTCTCTCGCTGGGCGCACGAGAAACGGCTTACCTTGACGCCCGGGCGGGAGGTGAGTTGGGAGGCGATCCGCCAAGAGATTCACGAGATCGCGAAGAGGTACGAGGTCGCCGAGATCGCGGTCGACCCGTGGGCGTCGAGTTACTTCATCGAGACCCTTGCAAGCGACGGCCTCCCGGTAGCGGGGTACAAGCAAAGCCTCGAACTCATGGCCCCCGCTACCCAAGAGTGGGCGAACCTCTGGGTGTCGCGGAGGTTCCGTCACGGGGGCGACCCGATCCTCCGCATGTGCTGCGCGAACGCGGCGGTGTGGACGGACTCAAACGGGAACATGAGGCCCGTCAAGGACAAGTCCCGAGGCCTGATCGACGGCCTCATCGCTGCTATGATGGGGGTGCATACTTGGGCGCTGTCGCAAGGGACCGCGGCGTCGATGTATGAGTCGGGGGTGGGCGTCTAGTCGTCGGAGATTGGGTCGAGCGTTTGGGTCTTCTGGATCTCGCGAAGCGCGCTTTCGGCCTCTCGACCAACCAAGCCTCGGCTTGGTTCCTGTCGCATGATCCCGCGGCCAGCGGCGAGCGAGTCACCGAGGAGACTTGCTGGTCGATCGTCCCGGTGTACCGCGCGCTTACGGTAATCGGGAACGACATCGCGAAACTCCCGGTGTCGGTCGTCTCTGGCGAAGGCCGCGCGACCCGCCCGGTCTCGTCGGTCGCTACCGACCTCCTCGGCCTCGACGCGAACGAATACCACTCCGGTTTCGAGTTCCGCCGCACGCTCACGACGCAGGCGCTCCGCTACGGAAACGCCTTCGCCCAGATCGTGAGGAGCGGTCGCGGCGAAGTTCTCGCGCTGATCCCGCTGCTCCCGCACGAGGTGACGCTCCACGTTATCGAGGGCGTCGTCACCTATCGGCACGCCCACATCGGCGAAGTGCCGCACGACGAGATCCTCCACATCCGCGCACCGGGCGGGGACGGCTTGTGGGGCGAGTCGCCGATCCGCCAGGCGCGCGAAGCGCTCGGTCTCATGAAGGCGATGGAGAAGGCGGGCGGGTCGCTCTACAAGAACGCGGGCGTTCCGAAGTTGGCCTTCGTCCATCCCGGGACGCTCAGCGCCGCGGCGCAGCAGTCCATCGTGGACTCGTATCTCACCAAGCACGGCGGACCCGCGAACGCGGGGCGTCCCCTCGTCCTTGGCGAAGGGATGCGGATCGAGAAGATAAACCAGACGCTCGAAGACCAGATGTGGCAAGTCGCCCGGGAGTTCTCGATCCAAGAGGTGAGCCGCCTCTTCGGGGTTCCCGTTGTCTACCTCTCCGACCACTCGCGCTCCACGTTCGCGAGCATCGTCGAACTCACCCGCACCTATTGGGACGCATGTCTCTCGCACTGGTGCGCGGTGTGGGCGGAAGAGGTGAGGCGGAAACTGCTCGCGCCCGGGCAGCGCTTGCAATGGGACACCCGCGATCTCCTGAAGGGGTCTTTCGCGGATCAGGTCGCGAGCCTCCGCTCCGCGATCGAGGTAGGTCTCCTCACCCAGAACGAAGCCCGCGACCGCCTCGGCCTCGCGCCCGTCGACGGCGGCGACGAGATTCTCCGCCCCGCGAACACGCTCGTCGGCTCCGATCTCGACACCGACGACGACGACGAGGAGGACGACGCCGATGCTTGAACGCCGCGCATTCCGCGAGGCATCCGCGGAGGGTTCCCGACTCAGCGGCTACGCCGCGGTCTTCCGATCGGCGAGCCTCCCGCTCCCATCTCCGCGCGGGGAGTTCGTCGAGACCATCGAACCGGGAGCCTTCCGCCGATCCCTCGCTTCGTCGACCGTGTGGGCGTTCTACGGTCATGACGAGACTTGGCCGCTCGCCCGCACGCCCGACACCCTCGCGCTCCGCGAGGACTCGCGCGGACTCGCCTTTGACCTAACACTCCCCGACACGACACAAGGCCGCGACGTTCGCGAACTCCTCGCCGCTGGAGTTCTCGATGGTGCGATGTCGTTCGGTTTCCGCACGAAGGAAGACCGCTGGGAGCGCCGCGATGGAGTCCTCCATCGGACGCTTCTCGACGTTGACCTCGTAGAAGTCTCGATCGTGAAGGAGGCCGCGTACCCCGCGGCTACTTCCGCGTTGCGGGGGCAACGCTCACTGGCGACGGCCCGACGTAGGGTCGCGCTCCTCTCGCGAGTCGTCGGAGGGAATGCCTAAGACTTGAAGACCCAGAACGAGACCCGCGCCCGTCTCATCACCCAGGCGCAGAAGTTGATGCATACCGTCGAGACCGAGGCCCGCGAACTCACATCCGAGGAGTCGCAGACGCTCGACCGCATCCTCGCCGATGTCGACAAGATCGACGCCGAGGCCAGGAACGCCGAGCGGAAGGAGCGCGTCTCCTCGCTCTCGAAGGGACTCGACGCACCGATCTCGAAGATCGCGCACGCGGCGCGGGCCGCGGCGGATCATGGGCGAGACGAATACCGCTCCGCCTTCTACCACTACCTCCGCACGAGCGACACCTCGGAACTCCGGGCGTTGGCGATCGGCACCGACACCGCGGGCGGCTTCACCGTCCCGACGACGACCGAGGCCCGCATCGTCGAGAAGATGTACCAAGCGAGCGTTATCCGAAACCTCGCTTCCGTTCGCTCGACGCCCGACGACCGGAAGATTACCGTCGAGAACTCCCTCGGCACCGCGGCAATCGTGAACGAAGCGGGGAACATCGCCGCGGCGGATGTCTCCTTCACGCAGGTCGAGGTCGGCGCGTACAAGTACGCCACCCGAATCACCCTCTCCCGCGAACTCATGGACGACTCGCTCATCGACTTGGAGGCGTACCTCGTCGACAAGTTGAGCCTCCGCATCGCTCGCGCGCAGGAGGAACACTTCTGGGACGGCAACGGAAGCACCCAGCCTCAGGGCGTTATTCAGGGTCTCTCCGCGGGCAAGACGCTTGCCAACGGCCAGACGCTCAAGATCACGAAGCCCGAGGACATCCTCGACTGGACCCACTCGCTCGCGCCTCAGTATCGGCGCGGCGCGGTGATCCTTACCTCCGATCAGGTGATCTCCCAGATTCGCCAGATCCGCGACGGCTCGGGCGGCACCGTTGGTCAGTTCATGTGGGAACCTGCGGGGCCGTCGACCGCGCTTCGTGACGGTGCCGCTGGCACGATCGCGGGCGTCCCGTACTACATCTGCGAGTTCGTCGACGCGATGGCCGCGTCGAAGACCGTCGGCGTCTACGGCGATTTCTCGCACTTCGAGATTTTCGACCGCGGCGCTACCGAAGTCATGGTCGACCCGTACACCAACGCTTCGACTTGGAGCGTCAACGTCTACGTCGTGAAGCGAACCGATGCGGTCCGCACGCTCGACGAGGCATTCAAGACGCTGGTTACGCCCGCGGCCTAATCGCCCCCGGATGGGGGGGCGGGGTTTTCCGACGACTCCCCGCCCCCCTTTTTCCTATGCCTATCCCTCTCTCACTGCTGAAAGCGCATTGTCGAGTCGACTTCACCGACGACGACGCGATCCTTTCGCTCTACCTCTCGTCGGCGGTGTCGTTCTTCGAGGGAGCAACGCGGCGGCTCCTCTCGCAACAGACGCGGCACGTTCGCCGCGGCGACTTCGCGCCGACGGCGCTCCCCTTCCCTCCGTTCGTCTCCGTAACGAGCGTTACATACGTCGACTCCGACGGAAACACCCAGACGCTCCCCGCGGCGAACTGGGTCGTCGAGACGACTCAACCGATCGCGGTCGTCCGGTTCGTCGGCGATCTCCCCGACCTCCACGAAGACACATACGACCGCGTAACGATCCAGTACGTCGCGGGGTGGGAGAACCCTCCCGCCGATGTCGTCGCGAGCGTTCTCCAACTCGCCGCGACCGCGTACCTCTTGCGCGAGGCGACCGCATCGCCCGCAGCGCCCCGCTTTGCGATCGACTTCGGAGTTCAAAGCGTGATCGCGAGGTGGGCCGTCCCCGAGTTCGAGGGGAGGCTCGATCCATGATCCAGGCGGGGATGCTTCGGCATCGCGTCACGATCCATACACCCGTCGGCACCGTCGACGCGACCGGACGACGCTCCACCGCGCTCGTCCGCGGCGCGACGATCCCCGCGAGCGTGGAGGCGATCTCCGCCGCGGAGGGACCGTGGGCCGATGGAGTCGCCCAGCGGACGGCGTACTCGATCCGCGTCCGCTACCCCTCCGCGATCGCTCACGGTCTCGGGGTTGCGAGCGTTCTCGAATACCGCGACCGAAACCTCCAAGTGACCTCGACGCGCCGCGAGCGTGAAGAGGAGGACGTACTTATCGTCGAGGCCGTGGAGGTGGCGTCGTGATCGAGTCCGCCGTCTACGAGACTTTGACCTCCTCCGCCGCGATCGCCGCGATCGTCGGCTCCCGCGTCTATCTAGAGCAGCGGCTCATCGGAACGACGCTTCCCGCCGTCACGTTCGAGGTTCGCTCGAACGCCGCGGTTCGGATGCTCTCGGGCGCGAGCGGCCTCTTCTTCGCGGAAGTCGTAGTCACCTCGACGGCGGAGACGTACGCCGCGGCCCGCTCGCTCGCCGAGACCGTGCGCGAGGCGTTCGAGGGTTCGCATGTGGCAACCTCGGCAATCCTCGAAGCCGTGCGGTTCGACACCGAGACGCCAGAGGACTCGACCTTCGGCGACGGCGACGAGAACGAGCCGACCAGAATCGAACAGACCTACCAAGTCCACTACCGGAGCGCGTAATGGCCGTCTCAGCGAATGCCGCAACCTTCACTTGGAACTCGTCGGTCGTCGGCGAACTCGTCGGTATTTCCGACTTCACCTCGGAGCGAGCGACCATCGATACCTCGGTGATGGGCGCGGACACATTCCGAAAGTTCGTCCCGGGGAAGAAGAACTCGACCTTCACGGTCCAGTGCTACCTCAAGCACACTGACCACATGGCGGCGACCAAGATCCTTGCTGACTACGCCTCGGGAGACGCCCGGGCGTTCGTCCTGGACTTCGCCGACGGCAAGGCGAGCGGAACCGCGTTCGTGACCTCCTTCGGCCTCGGTGCCGAACAGGACGGAGCCTCGACGCTTTCCATCTCGTGCCAAGTCGTTACCGATATCACCTTCGCGACCTCTGGCGCATGAATCGCGCACCTCGACCGCTCGGGGACTCCGAGTCCCGTTACTTCGTCGCGGTTCCGACCGCGGGCGATCTCGTCGACCTCGAAGCGAAGCCGAAGGCGGAGGCGATCCTCTTCTACCTCGCGCGCTTCCTCGTCGACGCCGAGGGGCGACCCGTCTACCGCGACGAAATGCACGCGAGGGAATGCCCCGCGAACCTTGCCCAGAGGCTCGTCGAGGCCGTCGGGGAGCAGATGCAAGCCCGCCCTTGACACCCGCGCGGCGGCGGCTCCACCGCCTCGCGGCAAGGCTCGGAAAGAGCGTTGAGGAAGTGGAGCAGTTCACCGCCCGCGAAGTCCTCGAATGGGACTCGCTCGATCGCCCCGCCCCAGTCGTGAAGCCGACCTCGATCCTTGATCTCTTCAAAGCCGCGAAGCGATGAACAAGTACCAGATAGCGGTAGCGGCACGGATGGCGCAGCGGCGCGGGCGGCGGCGCGAGCCAGGGTCGACGTACGGCGTACGCCGCGACTCGCGGCTTCGTGTGGCGTTTACGCCTCAGATAGCGCCCGAGTTCATCGCTCGGATGCGGACGCTACCGGAGCGTATTCAACTCACGTTCTGGCGGCGTTCGATGCGGGCGGCGATGACGATCTTCAAGCGGCTTGCTCAGCCGCTCTACTTCCTCCATCGCTCGGACCTCCCGCGGAAGCATCTCGACGAGTCGCTCGCGGTCGTCTCTCGCGCGTATCGGCGGAAGCATGGCGAGCGCGTCCTCTGGGCGGCGATGGGATTCCGAACCGGATCGGTCGGAGGCAAGGCGTACATCGGAAGCGGGAAGGGTTCGCGCCGCGTCCGAACCGGGGACGCGGAGTGGGCGGGGTGGCGAGCGCACTTCATCGAGCGCGGATTCACTGCGACCGGAGGCATCCGACGATCGCTCGGCAAGGGTGCGAGCCTCGCGGCGATCCGATCTCGCATCGCCTCGGGCGGCGGGCGGTTCGTTCCCGGGAAGCACTATCTCCCCAAGGTCTTCAACATCGGGAAGCACGCTGCCCAAAGCGCCTTCGACCATGCGCTTTCCAATCTCATCCGCACCGAAGGGAAGCGGATCGGTCGGCTCCCGAAGGCCGTTCTCGCTCGCGAACTCGGAGAACTCAAGCGATGAGCGCGGGCCGTCTCAACATCGACGTTACGGCGACGACCGGGCAGTTCGCCGCCCAGATGAAGCGGGTCCGCTCCGAGATGGCGACGACCGCTCGGGCCGCTGGCAAAGGGTTCTCGATCGGAGGGATGGGCGCGATCGGCGGGCCGCTCGGCGCGATCGGCGAGTCGGTTGGCGTTCTCTCTGGTCCGATGGCCGCGCTCGCGGGATCTATCGCGGGATTGACGATCGCAATGAAGGCCCAAGAGCGCTTCATGCAAGCGGGCCGCGAGAATCTCTCCGAGATGCGGCTCCTCGGGATGGGCCTCGACGAGCAGGCGAACGCGAAGCGGCTCGCGACGATCATCCGACCAGACGGAACCGGAGCGGATGCGGTCGGACTCGCGGACAAGTTCGCCGAGGTCGCTCCCGAGTTCGGCCTCGGAACGATGCGCGGCCTCTCTCTTCCAGAGAAACTAGAACGCGCGATGATCGCGGCAAAGGGTCCGGATGCGCTCCGACTTGCGGAACTGATGGGGGGCAAGGCGGGCGAAGACTTCATGCGTTTGCGGATGCTCGACCCTTCGCTCCTGATGTCGACCAAATCAAAGAGTCGCGGCGAGCCGCAGAACGCAGTCCAGCGGCTTCGTGACGAGATGGGTCTTAGCCGATTCGCACCGGACGGAAGCCGAATCCTCGACGCGATCGATATCGCGATGGGCGCGGGGAAACCGACCTTCGATCCGTCGTTTACCTCGGGAGTCGCCGCAAGCGCAGCGGCGGAGGAAGAGCGGATTCGCGCAAGGCAAGCCGCGGAAGCCGACCCGAACGATCCCTCGATAATCCGCGACTTCGTGAACGCTATCGAGCGGTTCCTGGGCGGATGGTTCGCCGCAAAGGAAGCGGAGGCCGCAAGCCGCGGATTGGATAGTTCGACTCCGACGCTCGACCAACTCCGACAGATGAACAACGGCCTTCGCGCCGTGGGACCGGGCATCTAATGGCTACCGTCTGGGAAAAGAACCTCATCCACATCTCGCACCGTCGCGAGACCCCGCCCCGCGGGAACTCGGTCGAGATGGTGTGGCGCGTTCGCGTCCTCGTCGATGGCGTCGAGGAAGTCTGGGACCCCTTCACCTACGCGCTGAACATCGTCGACGAGACGCTCCCGGTCCCCGGTCGGAAACTCTGGCTCTACTACCCCGCGACGACCTCCGCCGACTGGTCGGACTACTACCGATGCCGCTCGGTCGACTGGAAGAAACTCGACGAGTCGATCTCCGTCTGGGAGTGTCGCGCGACCTTCACTTCGAAGGACGCTTGGTGTCCCGAGCCGTACATCTGGCGAACCGACTCGACGCAGACCCGAACCGTCGACGCTTGGCGGCTCACCGCACCGACCGCGGCCCAACTCGTCGCGGCGTCCGCTCCCTCGCATCTCATTACGTCAGCCTCCACCGAGTACGCGGACGAGAACGGGAAGCCCATCAAACTCGACCTCGGGCAGCAGTCGACGACGATTTCGTACATCTGGAATACGTCGATCGTCACGACGGGACCGGGATACCCGAACGTCGCGAACCTCCTCTCTCAAGGGTGGCTCAACTCCCGCAACTCGTCCGCGTTCCTCGGATGGCCCGCGGGGACGGTTCTCTTCGAGGGTCTCTCGATCGACCCCGACGAGGACGAGTACGTTCGCGTGAACTACCAGTTTCTCTACGACCCTTGGGGCCACATGACCCAAGAGCCGAAGCGCCTCGCGAACGAACGGATCGCGAAAGACGACCCCGGGACCGGGACCGTTCACGCGGAGGATGTCTACTACCGCTCCCAGTTCACGACGCTAAAGGACTTCAACACGTTTATAACGGCGGCGGAGGAGGACTGGCTAACCGACGGATGGCGGAAGTACGACTCGCTCGTCTCCACGAACGGATGCCCGAGCGGAGTAGCGGCGCTCGGCGTCAAGACCTACGCGAAGCCGATCGAGGCGCAGGTCGGAGCCTCCGCGGACATCCGCGAGTACGAATCGGAGGAAGCGTGAGGCGGCTTTTCCGATCGGGGTTCGGGAGGCTCACCGCCTCCATGCTCACCGACGCGACCGCGGCGGGCGATCTCGTACGTCGCCGAGGCGAGACGCTCGAACGGGTCGCCGACAAGTGGACCGAGACCCCTCGGCCCCTCCCCTATCTCCTCGCGAAGATCACCGGACACACCTCGATATCGGGGACGACGAACCGATGGGAGTACGACTGGGAGGAGGTCTCGGTCTCCTCCTCGCTCGCGCTCGTGACGCGGTTCTACACCTCCACGAACTCGGGCAAGGCGTACAACCTCTGCGAGTTCGCGAACAACGGCACGGGGTACGAGGGGCCAGGGTGGGACTTGGCGACCTCTCCGAGCGGCTTCGACATCCGCCCCATTCGCGAGGCCGTCGTCATGCTCTGGCCGCTGGATCTCGACGGCGGGGAGGCCCGCTGGATCTTCCAACTCGCAAACGTCCTTGACGGGAGTTGCCCCGCATGATCGACGCCCCGGGACAAACTGATATCACCTACTACCGAGGACGGACGGACCTCTTCTCGATCCGATGGGAGTACGCGGGGACACCGATCGACCTCACGGGGTACACCGCGACGGCCACGGTCCGCAAGTACGACGGCACGCTCGTAGCGGACACCTCGTCGGGGATCTCGGCGGCGATCACCGCGAACACCGGGACGGTCGCCTTCACGATCTCGGACAACGTGGGCCGCGCGCTCGCTCTCGGAACGCACCGCTACGACGTATGGCTCGTCTCGTCTAGCGGCATCGACTACCCCGTCCTCACGGGTCTATTTACCGTTGTGCAGGAGGTGCGCAGTGTCTAATACGATCATCGTTTCCGCGCCCGGGCCGCAAGGCCCAGCGGGTACGGGCGGACCCGGATCGATCAGCGATGGGGACAAGGGAGATGTCGTCGTATCGAACTCGGGAACGACTTGGACGGTCGACTCGGGGGCGATCACGTTCGCGAAGTTGCAGAACGTCACCGGGCCAGCGATCATCGGTCGCCAAGCGGCAACCTCGGGGAGCGCCGAGGCGATCACGCTCGGGAGCGGACTCTCGATCGACGGGTCGAAGCAACTCACCATAACGGCCTCGTACGCGCAACAGTCCGTGACGATGAGCGCGGGAACCGGACTCACGGGAGGCGGCGACCTCTCCGCGAATCGGTCGTTCGCGGTCGACTTCGCGACCAGCGGCACGACCAGCAACACGAAGGCCGTACGCGCGGACGACTCCCGCCTCTCCGACGCTCGCACCCCGACGGCCCACACTCACGCGCTTGCGGATATCCAGCAAGGCGGCGCGACGAGCGGCCAAGTCCTCGAATGGAGCGGCTCGGCCTGGGCGCCCGCGACGCTCTCGGGCGGCGGCGGCGGCACCGTGACCAGTGTCACCGCGGGAGACGGACTCCTCGGCGGAACGATCACGGGGACCGGGACGATCGACGTAAACTTTGGTAACACTGGAAACACCGTTTGCGAAGGGAACGATCAGCGCCTCTCCGACTCCCGCACGCCGACGGCGCACACTCACGATGAAACGGACTCGTACGTCGGCGAGATCGCGACACCGACCGCACGAACCTACACAATCGACCTCACCGCGGCGACGGCCCGGACGATCTCGGCGCTCTACTTCATCACTTCCGCGGGAACCGTCGACATAACGCTCAAGAACGGCGCGAACACCGTTTACACCGCGGACGGCCTCGGGACTACCAAGACCAGCGTAACGAGCGGCCTATCGAATACGTCGGTGTCGGCTGGAGGCTCGATCCTCCTCACCATCGACGCGGTGTCGTCGCCAGCGGATCTCTCCTTCGCGATCTTCTACACACGCACCACCGGAGCCATGTCGTAATGCCGCCGCGCTGGCTCTATTGGCCCGCGGCTGGCGGATCGTTTGCGCCCGACGATCTGTCTGACCTTGTGGTGTGGTTGGACGCCGACGATACCGCGTTCAGCAACAACGACGCGGTGGCTGCTTGGAACAACAAAGGCACTGCCGCCGACACTAGCCAAAGCGACTCAGCGAAACGACCTGTATTCAAGACTGGACTACTAAACGGGAAACCGGGCGTCGATTTTGACGGCACCAACGACTGTTTACAGATTGCCTCCCTTGACTTGAATACATACATAAGCGTTTTTTGGGTTGCACAAACGACCACATCAAAACCGTTCTTTTGCGAGCAGAGCGTTACAGCAAACACGAACGACGGTTTTTTCGTTTACGGAGCAGGGACTCCGCACTACAACGTTCGGAGAACTACGCGAAACGCATACAACGGCACTTCGTCCTGGTTCGGGTCAGCCGCAGCACAGGCCGCAGTCATCATCGACGCGATCGCAAGCGCTCCGAATCCGATGGGCGCGGTCTACAAGGACGGAACCTTGCAAGCAGATGGCGCCGCAAACGGTGGCGTGCATTCGACATCGCTGGCCGACTCATCCGTCACGGACACGTTGTATGTCGGCGCGCGAAACGATGGAGCATCGTTGGCAATGGACGGGAATCTCCACGAACTGCTGATTTACAATGCTCCGCTATCGAGCGGAAACCGTGAAAAGGTTGAAGGCTACCTCGCACACAAATGGGGCCTCACCTCAAACCTCCCTAGCACGCACCCATACAAGAGCAGCGCACCATGAGAACGCTCGGACACCATGCGGCCATTGCCGCGAACATCGACGCCATCAACTCCCGCGTCGCGGCCCTCGCCTCGTCGTTCGCCTCGGTCGAGCAGCGCACCGCAGCGGATGATGCGCTCATCGACATTCTCAGCGCCCAGGCTGGCGGCTTGCTTCAGGCGGCCCAGGCGTTGAAGACGATCGACTACGCACCGCCCGCACCCGAGGCTCCGGTCGAATGACGATCGAAGGCCAGAGCGAAGTGCGCGTGCGCCTCTCCCCGAGGGACTGGATCGGAATCCTCGTCCTCTTGGGGAGCATCGCCTCGGCGTTCGCCGCGGGGTATCTCCGCCACGATCGGATGCTCTCCGAACTCGTCGCGGGGCAGCGCATGACCGAGCATCGGCTCGGCATGCTCGAACGAAGCCTCGATGATTAGGTACGCACCGTTTTTCCTTCTCGGATGCTCGCCGTCGCAACGGATCGCGAGCAACGCCTCGACGATCCGAACCCTCGCGGAGTCGAGCCGCGATCGTTTCGAGGCGGCGTCAATCCCCGAGGGAGTCGCGGAGCAAGCGGCGATCATCGACCGGGCCGCGGCGATCTCGATCGATGCCGCATCGGTGCGGGACGAGATCCCCGGTTGGCTCTCGACCGTGGAATGGGTCGCGATCGCGGCGCTCGCGGTCGCGGTCTGCGTCCTCGTCTGGCAACTCGGCTTCGGCGCGATCGTCCGACGGCTCGTCGGATGGATTCCCGAGCGGAAGCGGAGCGCCGCGAAACTCCTCCGCGAGTCGGTCGACGGCTCGACGAACATCCGCGAAGCGGTCGCCGCGATCCGCTCCGCCGATCCCCTCCTTGACGCGGCCTACAGAAAGGCGAAGTAATGGAATCCTTCCTCGGCTCGGTCTGGTTCGCTCTCCTTCTCGGCGTCGTGGGCTACGTCCTCGGCCAAGCGTTCCCGATCTTCAAGCGGCGCGGATGAGCGGCGCTCGCTGCTGCTGCGGTGAGGGTGAGACCGGGCCGACGACCTGCTCGGAAGTCGACTACTGCAACACCGAAGCGTGCTACGAGATCGACATCCGCACATACCGGAAACTCCACATCCTCGCGGGGTTCGCCGCGGCCTCGGGGACGCTCGACGCCTTCGACGCGAGCGGGAACCAGATACCCGCGGGTACGCCTCTGTGGTGGGCGTACCTCGATCTCGACGTAGACATCGCGGGGACGGTGTGCTACCGGGGACGCGATGCGTTCGTCGGCACGGCGACGTACTCGGGCGGGTGCGTGATCGACCCTTGTGACGATGAGTCGAGTCCGACGATCCCATCGTTCCGCCAGTGGGGAAGCGGCCCATGCCCCACGAACGACGGGGGCGTCTGCGTCGATATGTTTTGTGACCCGCTCGACTCGACGGTCTCGCTTGATATCACCGCGACCAGGCGCTTGGAGATCCTCGTCGACCATCGCCGAGGGTCTCCGACCTCGACGCTCTTCACCGCGGGCGTCGAGACCGCGACGATCGAGACCACGATGCCAGCGGAGGCGCGGATGCGGTGCCATTCCCTTGCGCACAACTCGCCGACGGTGTGCGACTACAGCGGCGCGCCAGCGTTCCTCCTCAACGTCGCGCCGTACTACCTCGACACCGAGAAGCCCGCGAACGTCGACGGATGCACGGTCGACACCGAGGGGGACGCTTGGCTCGACTGGCCTACGCCCACCCAGTCCGCGGCTTGGGTCTCTGGCAACGCCCAGAACATCTCCCAGTTCCGCTCCCCGACGATCGACTTCGCGGGGTTCCGTCCGCGTTGGCTCCCGTTCCTCTTCCCCTTCAATCCGACGAAGACGAACATCCTCGGGAAGATCGACGCCGACCCGACCTCGGGCGTCGACTGCCGATCGTGGGAGGGAACCTACAACGGCACGCCCCCGACCAGCGCGCCGACCTCGGTCCTCAACGCCCGCACGACGTACCCCTCGGACTGGACGAGTTACACCTCGACCGTCTACGCCTCCGTCTACCAGTTCGGGACGCCCGCGACTATCTCGCTCGCGGTGTGTCCATGATCGGGAGGGCGCGGGCCTACCTCGCGGCGGAGGCGTCCCTCCTCATCGAAGGGAGGGTCGCCGCGGATGTTCACGCCGCGAGAGTGACGGTATGTCGTCAGTGTCCGAGCCTCGTTCCCGACGCCTCGGACCTCGTGGGGTTCTGCGGCGCGTGCGGGTGCGGCACGCGAACCCGAGCGCGTTTGCACGAATCGAAGGCGTGGATGCCCCGCGCGACTTGCCCCCTCGGGAAGTGGCCGCACCTTCCGCGGCATGGGACGACTTGACCGAAATGCTTGGTGGGGATGCTTCTTGCCCTTGGACCGAAGCCGCTGGTTCGTCGCTCGATGGGACAAGCAACCCGAGTGCGCGTTCCGCTGGCGGGCGGGTAGCCGCGAGTTCGCCGAGCGACAATGCCGCGAGTGGAACCGTCACCGAATCCCTAAAGGGGGCGACTTGCCCGAGCCGATTTCCTCGGGTAAGACACCCCAGCGAGGTCGGGCCGATAAAGTCCGAGAACGGGGATTATCGGACTCCCCTTCGGACTTGACGCCGACCTCCAAGAAGGAGGTTCCGCATGTTCGCATGGGCGTTTGCCGCGGTATTCGCGGGGATTCTGATCGCGTGGCTAGTGGCGTTTTGCCTCGATCCCGAAGCCTTCAACTCGGGGGCGAAGCGATGAAGACGAGCGACACCATCGGGGAGGTCGGCGGCGCTCTCGCGCTCGCCCAAGGGGAGATGTCGTCCGCCAAGCGGGACGGGAAAAACGCCCACTACGGGAACCGCTACACAACGCTCGACTCGCTCTTGGAGGCCGCGAAGCCCGCTCTCTCGAAGCATGGCCTCTCGGTGATCCAAGCGAGCGGAGCCGAAGGGGTCGAGGGCGAAGTCCTCGGGTCGGTCACGACGCGCCTAGTCCACAAGTCGGGCGAGTGGGTCGAGTCGACCCTCCGCGTTCCGCTCGCCGACCGCCTCTCGTACCAAGAGGTCGGGAAGGCGCTCACCTACCTCCGCCGCTATTCGCTGGCGGGCCTCGTGGGGATCGCGGGCGAAGTCGACGACGACGGCGAGACAGACCTCCAAGCGCGTGAGCGGAGTCCCGATCCCCCCGCTCCGCGCAAGCGTTCGGCTCCCTCGGCGGCTAGCCCCAAGCCGTCGAGGGAAGCCGACGCACCCTCCGAGCAAGTGATCGAGGGAACGATCGACGACGTTCGGAAGACCCCGACGCCGAACGGCGGGACCAAGTGGGGCGTCCTCGTGAAGAGTTGGGAACCGGGATGGTCGTCCACGTTCGACGAGAACATCGGGCCTTGGCTCGAAGAGCGAGTGGGCCGCGAGGTTCGGCTCACCGTTCGGAAGTCGAAGTGCGGGCGGTTCTGGAACCTCGCGGACGCTGTTGAGGTGACGCCCAGCGGCGGCACCGTCGACCCGCTGGCCGACATCCCCTTCTAAGCCTCTTTCTTGCGCTCCCCGGGCGGGCGTCCCCCCCCGCCCGGGTGAGCGAAGGAGTTACACAAGATGAAGATCCACACCGACGCGGCCTCGCGGCTCGCGATGCGTCGTCTCATGCGTGATATCGAAACCAACGCCGAGAACGGTCTCGGCGCGACGAATGCCGAGGTCGTCTTCCTCCTCTCGCGGATCGCCGCGCAGCAGGAGGAGATAACCCGCCTTTACAAGTCCGACGAGTTCGGCATGGTCGCCGTCGAACGTCGCCCCCATCGGATCGGAGGGCGGCATGGCTAAGCGCGAGTCATGGCTCAAGATCGACCGGAGGCTCCACGAGCATCCGAAGGTGCGGCGGATCTCGAAGGCCGTCGGCTTGCACCGCTACGGGGTCGTGGGTTGCCTCTGCTACCTCTGGGGCTATGCGGACGACCTCGGACCCTGCCTCGGCCCAGACTTCGAGGAGGTCGACCACGACCTACCCCCAGGCATCCTCGCAGCGATGGAGGCGGTCGGGTGGGCGACGAGGGACGAGGACGGGTCGCTTTGCCTCTCCACGAGGCAAGGCGGACCCCGCTCGGAGGAGATGCGGGCGCTCGCCGAGCGGCGATGGGATGCGGCTCGCAATGCGGACGGGATGCGATCGCATGCGCTCGCATATGCGGCGGGGATGCGGTCGCATCCGTCCGCAATGCAAGAGAGAGGAGAGAGAGAGAAAGAGAGAGAGAAGAGAAGCGGACGCCGCTCACGCGGCTCGGCCCCTCCGACCGACCCCAAGGGGTCGTCGGGGCCGCCGATCGGACCCTCCGACATCGTTGCTTCCCTCAAGGCGTTGCAAGCGTGATCGTCTACCGCCCAGACGCCCGGGAGTGGGCGGAGATCCAAGCGGAGGCGAAGAACGCCCGCCTCACGGGGTGGCGATCGAACGTCCGCGAGGACGAGGCTCGCCGAGTATCCATGCTCGACGAAGACCGGATGGTCGGACTCCTCGGGGAGTGGGCGCTCTCGCTCTGTCTCACCGGAACGGCGGAGGCGTTCTGGGAGACGCGGGCAGCGCGAGCGGACAGGCCGTGGGCCTCGGACGACGGGGAGGATCTCCTCGGCGTCCCCTGGGACGCCAAGGCGTCCCGCATGAGGTACTCCCCCGACCCGATGTCGTACTCGCTCCTCGTCCGCGACTCGGAGATACGAGACGGACACCGCTACGCCTGCGCTCTGGTCGCTTTCGACTGGTCGGCGGTGCATCTCGTGGGCTACGCCACCTCGGAAGAGGTGCGGGCGGCGTTCCGACGCCCGGGCCGCGTACGCGGCTCCGCGGGGCCGCGCGAGATCCCCGCCGCTAGACTTCACCCGATGCCGTTCGGGGTCGAGGGATTGGTCCGTTGGTGAACTCGAACCGCAAGGGCCAGCGTGTGGAACTCGAAGCCGTCGCCGCGCTCGCGGCGCTTGGTATCAAGGCCAGGCGCTCGCAGCAGTACCAAGGGTTCGGCTCGGACGGCGACCTCGTGATCGAGGGGGCGCATCTCCACACCGAGATAAAGGGGCGGAAGGCGATCGCCATCTACGACTGGGTGGAGCAGGCCAAGCGAGACAGCAGAGGCCGTCGCCCGTATTGGGTTTTGTGCAAGGCCGACCGTCGGGACTGGCTCGTCGTCGTACCCCTTGCGAACTGGGAGGCCGTGTGCCGTGAGGTGGATCAAGCGAAGGCCGCTTCCGAGCGTGGTGCGGATGGTGACAGCGCCCACGGTCTCGGACGAGGTGTATCGGAGTAGGCGATGGACGACGCTATCACGAGCCTACCGACGGGCGAACCCGCTTTGCCAAGCGTGCGGGCAACGCCTCGCAAGCGAAGTTCACCACGAGCAGGAGATCGCCCTAGCACCGCACCGGGCCTTCGAATGGGGCAACCTTCGGGCAGTGTGCCAAGCGTGCCACAGGGAGGCCCACGCGACCCGTGGGCGGCTTTGAGGGGCGGCGCTCCAAGCACCCCATACCCCCCAAATCCCCAACCCGGGGGGGGTCTGCAGAC